GAGCGCACACTCGGCAAGAAGGCCGCAAAGCGGTTCCTGCCCAAGGTGACACAGGAACTGAAGCTCGAACTATCGTGCGAGCTTGTTGAGCAGATCATGCAAGTGGAACTTCGCAGTATCCACGGATCACTGACCAAGGACCTTAAAAGCCGCAAGTCAGGTAAGGGCATCGCCATCTTTGATCCCGACAAGGATCGTGATATCGCCGAGATATCTAATCATTTGAACGCTATTGAAACAGTCTCAAGATACTACGGCGTGTCGTTGAAATAACACGCAATCTTTGTACACTGACGGCCTATGAAGGTCGTCTGTACACAGGTCGACCCTTCAAATCCGGAAACCAAAGAAGCACTAGTCGCGCTGCAACGGGCTTGTCTGCCGCACGACTCTCTGTACTTTCCGGAAGAGGGGGTCTGGTGGCTCGCTTATCATCGGCACACGCCGATAGCGTTCGCGTGCCTCTGCCCCTCGGAGCAGACGCCACAAGGTGTCTACCTCGGCCGGTGCGGGGTCACCCCCGCCGCTCGGGGCAAGGGGGTTCAACGAAAACTCATCCGCGTTCGTCTGGCATGGGCCAAGCGCCACGGTTACAAGTGGGCCGTATCCGATACGACCGACAACGTACCAAGCGCCAATAACCTCATCGCCTGTGGTTTCAAAACCTACGAACCGACAGTCCGTTACTCCTTTGCTAGAGCGGTGTACTGGCGTAAACGGTTATAGGGGGTTCGATGCCGTTCAAGGACGAGGCCGTACGCAAGGCCAAACAAAAGGTGTACGCACGGAAGTGGTACGAATCAAACAGACGAAAGGTTATCAATAACTCCAGGGAGGCTAGGGATAAAAATAGAACAGAGTGGATCGCGTACAAGTCTAAGCAGCGCTGTAGCCATTGCCGAAAGACGCATCCAGCGATCATCGACTTCCACCACGTGATCAAAGAGGGCAAGCGATCGGTCAATAAGTTGGCGGTGAGGCAGAGAAACATAGCCGAGGCGATCCGCGAGGCGGAGGAGAAGTGCATACCGCTTTGTGCCAACTGTCATAGGGTGTTGCACTGGGAGGAACAGCAGGGTATAACGGCCAGGAGAAAGAAGAAATGAAGGAGATCTTGATGAACGGCCTAACGCTACTATTGTTTTTGTTGGCCACTGTTGTTATAACTTTGATCCTGCGGTATAAACGCAGGCCGCTAGATAAACACCTCCCACCACCTAACTGGAGATGTTCGAGAGGCGGAAGAGACTACTTTTAACTGTTAGAAAGCATAGAAAGGAGAACTCGATGAATACAGATAAGACTGATAGTTACGTGTTTATAGCGTTGATTGTGTTACTTGTCGGCCTGGCGTTCAGTATCGCAGGCACGATCGTTTACAAAAGCTATCTACGCACTACCTACCTCGAAGGGTCTACCGATCCTATCGAAGCCGCCTGTGCGTTTGACTCAGGCGAACAACACATCCCGCCCTCTTGCATGGCTTACATGCTTCAACAAAAGGATAACCTTCGATGAAAACTCGTACTAAAAAGCTCAAGAAGTCTGACTTCACGACCAAGGCCTACCAGTGGTTCCTCGATAACCCCGGTGCGAAGGTCCGTGGCGTCGCCGAACGCTTCAATATCTCCATTCCCTACGCCTACAAGCTGCGGGACAAGGCGGTTGGCAAGCCGACCAAGACGGCCGAGGGCGTGAAGTTCCTCACCGAACGCGGGAAACTCTTGGACAAGGTGCTGAAGGAGATGGACGCGATCGCACCGAAGGCCGATACAGTGGACGCGATCCTCGACTCACGGGCCAAGGACTACGGCGCGTTCGCCGATAACGCCCGGCTCGCCCAAGCCCTCAAGCGCGCCATGGCCGACCACGCCGATGAGATGGGAAGCCTCTTCTCGGACGAACAGTGGGAAGCCCTCGAGATGATCGCGAGCAAGATGTCACGCATCGTCAACGGCAACCCCGACAAGATCGATAACTGGGACGATATCGCCGGCTACGCCAAGCTCGTGGCGGACAAGCTGCGGGGGAGGGTCCGTTAATGCTCCGACCGGCCATAAACAGCACAGAGGACCCGCCACAGCCAGTGGAGGATCTGGCTATGCGGGAGTACATCTTTGCCCTGCGTCGCCGTATCGAGGTCCAGGACTGTCTCGTAGAGGCACTCTCGGAGGAGATCAAGCAGCTCAAGGACGAACGGGATGGCCTGAAGGCACAAGTCGAGAGCCTGCTCATCGACTTGCACTGGATGGAATCCAAGCGCAAGATCCAAACTGTATGAAACACATCAACTTCGTCACGACCGATGACATGCCGCTCGTACAGATGGTGGTCGTCACCATCAACGGGACGCGCTACGGGCTCGTAGGCCCCGTGGTCCACGTGCCAGGGACCATGGATCAGGACCTCGACGTGTCGGAGATCGAGTTCGGCGAGATCATGCCGGCTCACGCAGCCGCACAGATGCTCGAAGGACGGTTTAAGCAGATCATGGGCTCCGAAGTTCAGTAGCTAGCCTAGGCGGCGCTCACTAGAGAGGGGACACCCACCCTGCACTTGCCGCCGACCCCGCCCGAAAGGGCGGGGTTTTTTATTTGGGGTGCCTGATGGAAACCGGTTCCAGATTGTCGATGCGGTTGTTACGGCGGTTGCCGTCGCGATGGCGAAGGTTGAACGGGGGCCACTCGCCGTGGCTCAAGAACCACGCGATGCGATGCACCGAGCATACCCTGCCACGGATGTTGGCTATGTAACCCCCGTGAGTGTCAGGGGTGCAAAGGGTGGCGTAGGTCGTCTTGCGGTACACCTCCCCTGTATCGGGGTTGTAAGCGTACCACTTGTCAATGTGTTCAAGGTCAACTGGCTTCATTTGTTCACCATGGATCATGGACCACGGGTCAATATGGCAGAAAACTAACAAAAAGTACATAAAAACGGGCCGCTAACGGCTCCAGTAGAACCCAGAAGGGGTCTACTAGTTTTTTTTTCAAAAAATTTTAAAATTTACCGTAATGCTGTAATAGGTGTAAGAAGACAATAGAATCAGTAAGTTACGAGTACACAGTGACTTACACTAACTGATTCAGTGAAATTTATCTGGGATGCGCGCGCGACCTTTTTTCGAGAAATTTTTTTTTCACTAGACCCTATTTGAGGACTACTAGCGGCCCTGACCCCACTGGACGATCTTGAATTACCCATAGTAGACTGTTGGCATGTTAACAGTTGACACGGGCATCCCGATCCCCGCCGAAGCCCAGCGGGAGAAGTACCCCTTCCCTGTCATGGCCGTAGGGGACAGCTTCCTGCTACCAGATGCCGAAGCTGCCAAGAACGCGCGTAGCGCCGCCTGGATGTTCTCCAAGCGGCATGGGACGAAGTTTTCGTGCCGGCGTGTCCCGGAGGGCTGGCGGGTCTGGAGGGTCGCGTGAAGCTGACTAGCAAGGCGGACAAGGAGTTCGGCAAGCAGATCAGCAGAGGGCTTCAGCCGAAGACGATCGAGAAAATCAACCGCCCTGTCCCTAACGTCCCGAAGAAGCAGAAGCAGCTCACCACGCAGGAATGGAAGTTCGTCAACGAGTTCGTAGCCGGGGACGGCCACGTGACTCTGCGGGAGGCCGTGGTTCGTGCAGGGTGGCCAGAGAAGAACGCCAAGCGGCGCGCCGAGGATCTGACCGACCCAGACAAGAACCCGCACATCGTCGCTGCGATCCAGAAGATGCGCGCGGAGATGGCCGAGAAGTACGGCACGACCTACGAGCGTCACATGCGCGACCTACAGGTGATCCGCGACCAGGCACTGGCGGCGGGAGCCTATGGCGCTGCTGTCCAGGCTGAATACCGTCGAGGCCAGGCCTTGGGCACGATCTACATCGATCGCAAGGAGATCAGGCACGGTACGATCGACTCCATGAGCAAGGAGGAGGTCATGCGAAAGTTGCAGGAGATCAAGAAGCTGTACGGCAACGGCAGCCCTGTGATCGACGTCACACCGGAACAGGTAGCCGAGAGTCTGGAAGAGGAACCGAAGGATGCCAGCGAAGCCAGAGACGAAGCTGTACCAGAGGTTGAAAGAAAACCTCCCAAGCTGCCTTTTTACCCGGATTGAGTCACGGGTTAATCAGGGCTTCCCGGACTGTCTGGTTGCCCTGCCCCGCTCGGGTACTTTTGCCCCTCTCGAGCTGAAGGTCGTGACGTATGGGCGGCGCGTTCGTTTGTCTCCCCATCAGGTCGCCTTCCATGCGCGCCATGCCGAGATCGGATGCACGACGTTCATTTTGGTTTTGTTTGTGCCGTACAAAAAGACAGCGAGCAAGGATGGTCAACTACTGTTGTACCGTGGCGATCAGGTACTCGAGCTCGCACGTGCGGGGGTGGATACGACCCCGCTTGCGTCGTGGCACTACGGCAGCATGCCGTGGGGCATGCTCGAACTGGAGTTGATGAACAGTTGACAAGTTGATCGAGGCGGGGTAGGTTCGCCGACGCTAGGAATGTTCCTAGCTAGAAAGCAGAAAGGAGATTCATGTGGATAAGGCAGAAGTCATAGCCGTATTGCGGCTTGCGTTGCGTGCGTTGAACAGCGCCCCTTGTTTTCGAGTTCCGGGAGCAGAGAACAGTTACAAGGTTTGCTCCGAGCTCGAGCGCGTGCTGCGCGCTATGGAGGTGCAGCCATGAAAAAGTTTAGGATTTCGCTCGTTCGAATAGAGCACACCGTGTACCAGTTAGAGATCGAGGCCGATTCGAAAGAGCAGGCCAGTGATATTGCTCTGGCCACGTGGAACGAAAATGAAGAGGCTTTCACGGAGTTCGGCCTTGTTCACATGGAGGACTTCATCAACGACATCGAAGAGGTGCAGTCATGAGCCGCCACGCTTCAACCCCTGATTTGCTCGCCGCCCTGCAAATGGCGCTGCACGCGCTAGAAAACGCACGGCTTGAATATGACTATCACGGAAACCCGATGGATGAATGCGACGCTGACGTAATTGCCGCCGTTGACACCCTACGCGCCGTCATCGCCAAGGCCACAGGGGAGGCCGCATGAACTGGACGGATTTACAAATTATCGACATGTACTATGAGGACGGCATGAAAGAGCAGGAGATCGCCGAGTCGCTAGGAATCTCTTTGCTCATGGTGCATGAGGTGATCGCAGCGTTTGAGGAGTCGGAGGAAGAGAAGCCATGACACTGCTAAAGCATGACAAGCGGACGGCCGATCTACTCGGTGCCATCAAGGAGTTACTCGCGATGCCTGACTACAGCGACAGCAACGAGCGGCCACTGGCCGATATCATTCGCATTCGTCGTGTGGCGGTTAGCCGCGCGCGTCGATTGGTTGAACAGTATGAGGAGGAACCATGCCAAGGTGGGAGGGACGCGAGTCCACTCTGAAGCCTGGCACACTTCCACCAAAACCGAGGGATGCAGAAAAGCAGTTTTTCAAAACCGTTTTTAAGCTGTTCGGCTACTGGCTCATCCATAAGATTTTGGGCGGGTAGTTGACAGGCCGAAGGATGAGCGTATTTTAGAAAGTCCACCACCCATTGGTGGCATATACAGGAGAAAGTCAAAATGTCCGAGTTAGTAAGTAACAGGCCGGCGATCGCTCCCGCAGCGTTCCGGTTTTTGGATTCTTTGAGGGAAGGCGGCAGCGTCAACATGTTCGGCGCGGCGCCGATACTCGCGGATGCTTTCATGCTCTCGAAGCATGAGGCGCGCGTCGTTCTCGAAGCGTGGATGCGATCGAAGCAGGAGGCAAACTAATATGACGACGTTAATGGATGCCTCGCGGCAGTGGGCAACACGTCCACCAGAAGAGCGGTTCACGTCATTACCGGCCATGCGCGCCATGCTCGAACAGGTGCGCGAGTTGTCGCATGCCTCGGTCGTAAGCTCTCGCAGTCTCACGGCCGTTCCAGTCAATGACGAGCGCGGATACTCTCGCGGCATTTTGATCCAAGACTCCAACGGCAGGACGGCAGCTCCGTCAAATTGGGCGTTCGGCCAGTTGGCGAGCCTGTCGGGAGCACCGGCTAGTTATCTGCGGACGTTACCGGCTCCGCTTGTTGCCGATTGCCTCAATTATGGTTTGAAGGTTGAGCGAGATGCGGCCGATGTTGGGATGTTGTACACGGGCGAAAACCAGAAAGCCCTCGAAGTCCGCGCGGCCACTGGTGCGCGATATGGTCGCATCTGGAACTCGGATGTAGTGCGCGCCCTCGAGGATCGATTTGGTGATGGTGTGACTGGTGACTTTCGAGTGCCGGGAGAGTTTGGAAAAGGCCTTGCAGAAGTCACGCGAGACAACACGACATTGTTTGCGAGTGATCGTGACATGTTCGTGTTCCTTGCCGATGAGCAGAATCGGATCGAGTTACCTAACAGGCGTGACGGCAAAACGGGCGCGCTCGCGCGTGGGTTCTTTGTCACAAATTCGGAAGTCGGCGCGGGTGCTCTGAAAATCAAAACATTCCTATTCGATTACGTTTGCAAAAATCGGATTGTCTGGGGCGCGCATGAGTTGGAGAGCATCTCGATCCGTCACACTGCCAGTGCTCCGGATCGGTTCATCGAGGAGGCGGCTCCTGCACTGCTTGAATACTCGCGCGCGAGCTCGTCGAACATCACAACAGTGCTGCGATCTGCACAGTCGTCGAAGCTGGATAAGGTCGAGCAGTTTTTGGCGGGTCGGTTCGGGGCTCGTATCGGCGAGCGTATCGCGGCGGTACATCTTGAAGAGGAGGGACGGCCAATCGAATCGGTGTTCGATGCGGTGACTGGTGCGACAGCCTATGCGCGCTCGATTCCGTGGACGGCCGAGCGTGTCCAGTTTGAAGAGACGGCGGGAGCGCTGCTCGATGTAGTCTGATCGAGCATCGAGGCGTTCGAAGAAAAGAGGGGGCGGGGCTGTTGTCTCGCCCTTTCTTTTTGCTA